TTTTCAGTAGTGATTGCAACTGCAGTTGCTCTTCTTCCTGTGCCATTTGGTTTTGTGAAAGATATCGCAGGATCACCTGTAAATCCAGTTCCCTCATTGAAAATCTTGACAACGTGAATACCACCATTCACTAAGGAAGATACTGCAACAGCAGTGACACCAATACCAGATAGTGTCATGGTGACATTGTATCCTAATGTAGCTAGATCATCATCAATTTCACCAATACCAGTTTCAATCTTTTCATCACCAAGTTCAAACATCTCACACTCAAGCACATAGCAATAATTCTTACCAAGAGCATAAAATGTAGGTGCAGTATGTTTTACATGTTTGACTTCAAATATAATATCACCTTGTGGATAATATATAAGATCACCTTCTAAGGGTCTTGATGGAGTTGTGTCTAATCCTAAACCACCTTCCTTTCTAAGAACAGGAGTAACAAGTTCACCGAATCTTGCTTGAGATATGGTGATTTGCATCTCTGCTGTAGACCTCACTCCAAACTTTGTTAGTAAATTATATTGATCTCCGTAACCCTCGGTGTTTTCAATGTATCCTTCAATAGGAAATGTTTTCTCAAACTTTGATGAGGTGACTTCTCTCATCACAGTTTTCTTGTTCACAAAGGTACGTGGCATGTAGATAAACTCTATGCCATGTAATTTTATATGTTCGTCAATCAAGGATTGAGTAAGATCTTGCTCGTTCCTTACACCAGTAAATCTTATATAATTATTGAGTGCCATTATCCAATAAAATCAAGAGGAGGTAATTCGTAATCCATATTCATGCGAGATTCCAACTTCTCTAATTCTGCTGTGCCGTCCTCCCATATTTGCCTACCATTCAATTCCATACCACCCGGCATTTTCACACCTTGAAACTTCATAAGGTTTTGTCCCCACTGACGTTTTAGTAAAGCAACAAAGTATCTTCTAAAAAACAGATCTCCATATATTCTATTACCCACTTCACCGGGATTTATTGCCCTATATGCTTGAATTATCAAATAATCATCTATTTTTAAACTACCTTTGTCTGTGTCAATATACAATCGATTTCGTCTTCTATTATATCTTATTTGTTTATCTGGATGTAATATAAAATCAAGATCCTCAAGATATCTTTTTGTCATAGAATAGTTCAATACTTCAGTGCTACTGAAATAATATATTTCATTCAAGAATAATTGATAGTTGACACTAAACATGTTAGTGCTGATAGCACGATTGTCTAATTTCCAAACTTTCTCTATACCTATGACAGCATCAGGTATAACAAGAAAATTTTGATCCTCTTCAAATGAATCGAAAGCAGTTGTGCTCAATCCAACAATATCTCCACCTCTACTGTATGGACTTGATGTGGTGGTTTTGATACCTATAGTATTATCATCTGCTCTTCCACCTACCCTTTTGATAAAGTGTTCTGGAACTTTGTGTTTTAAGTATACCTTCTCCACACCATCCATATGTCTATTTTGAAAGAATGATATGGTGTCTTGCATTACCTCTTCTATCTGCTCATCAGCAATATTAACTTCCACGACAGGATGACCTAACTGCCTCAAACCATAGAGAATAAATTCTTCTCTATAATTGAGCATTTCATCTTCTCTGAGTTCTGTGGTTAGATGGTCTGCCATATACTTTTTTAGTTATTTATGAACGTCTTACGACAACATCCAGTTGATCACCGGCATTAAGACCGTCTGCATCTAGGATTGTGATAGAAGGACTTCCTATCGACCAGTCTTCAGTTTCTCTAAGTAAAATACCATTCATATACACTTGCATGTTATCTGATGTTGTATTTGAATCTGATGGGGCAAATGAAGTTTGATTTTCAACAGCAGTCAATCTGTCTTCTGCCTGATCAGAGACAATATCTACTTGCTCCCCTGCTCTTGCTGCTTGGTTAAGAACTACTGCAGCACTCGCTGAATAGTCCACGGTATTTCTAAGTCTGACTCCATTCAAAAATACTTTATAATTTTTTGCTGCTGCTAGATTGCCTGCTAGAGTAAAATCTTTCTGACCTTGTGTTGCTGTAAACAATTCTTCTTCTAAAGTATGTCCAAAGTAAACAACAATAGTAACATCATCACCAACATTAGCACCGCTATTCAAAGTAACTGTTTGAGGAGCAGATAATTGATAGTCATTTGATGCACCAAGTCTTTGTTTTACACCATTCACAAATACCTGTGTTGAAAATGCAGTCGCTTGTGATCCATCGTCAAAAACATTCGGTGCAGTAAATGATGTTTGTCCTTGAGTTGCAGTGGTAATACCTGTACTGATAGTTGTTGCACCACCGACTGCACCACCACCTCCTCCAGATAGTGTTTTGAACGAGAGAGATCCATTTCCATCCGTAACAAGTGCTTGGTCTTCACTCCCATCGGTTGACGGAAAAGTAAATCCTGATATCGTTGATATGCCTGCAGAGTTTATGTTACCAGTAACACCATGATTTGCAATGACTCTACCAGTAAACGTAGAATCTCCTGCAACAGTAAAGTTTGTGCCATTCAGTAATTGTAAACTATCACTCCTAAATCTACCTGATATATTATTTGATCCTGCTTTTTGGAAAGCAAATTCAATTATACCATCTTCAGTGCCATCACTCGCATCTAATATTTTACCTGTTATCTTACTATAAACTACCTTCTGACCCGCACTATTCTCACCTTGAAACTTTAACTGACCAAGGTAGTCAGCGTCAGCAGGAGAAGAACTGTTTCTCCAAAATGAAAGAACAGGACCGGCACTGCTACCAGAATCAGTGCTGACCATTTCAATGTCAGCATTGAATGTAGAGTCTTCATCAACAGTAAGTGCATCTAAAGTTGTAGCACCATCAACATCTAAAGCACCTTGTAAATCTGCTGCACCGGCAAGAGTGAAACCACTTGCAGCAGTTAGATCTCCTGCTACATTTATAGTTCCACTTGTAGTAATATTTTGATCAGATAATAAACTTAAAATTTCTGATGCTGTTTGATCTCCGGTCGCATTGCTCTCTATATTATCTAATTTTGAACCATCTGTCGCTACGTCTCTTCCGTCTACTGTACCGGATAAAGTTATGTTGCCATTAACATGAACACCGTTGGAACCTGTTCGTATCTTATATGAGTTATCATAAAACAAATATACCGGACCATCATCCATTATATGAATCCCAGTTTCACCGGGTTTTGGTTGTATGTATATGTCACGACCATCGTCAACACCGCTTGCTTGGTTTCTTATGATAAGATGTCCACTATTGTTATCAATATACGAGTTACCACCAGTGCGATAAAATTTTAATTCTCCATCAGCAAAGGTTGAGATACCAGATGAATTTACACTACCTGTTATATTACCATCAAACTGCTGTGCACTAGCGATCCCTGCATACGCGATCTTATTTCCTATTGTATACTCATCCCATGGATTGAGAGTATGTGTTGTCGTGCCAATACCTGTACTAAACTGATCTCTTACAATATATACTTTTCCGTCATATGAGTTTACTGCTAACTCACCACGTTCTAATTGTGTGGGTGCCGGTACCTTTCCTGCAACGGAGGAACGTTTTACCTTTATCTTTGGATTTGCCATTATGTACGCTAAAGAGCAAACATGTGTAAAGACACACGTTGATGTCTCACTATTTATGTGTTATAATTAGTTGCAACTGAGATTATAATATGAAAACTCTTGCTATACTAACGGGTCCGCAAGGATCAGGTAACCATTTGTGGTCTAAGATATTTTCTTTACATGAAGATGTATATGGTTGGAAATCTCTCCTTGATAATTATTGGGAGGCACATAGATATTCAGAACCTTTTGCTGCCTGTTGGAGAGAACCAGATCTGTTATCACAATTTAATTTTAGCACTCATAATCATTTCTTCACCAGTGTCAGTGTGCCACTAGGTATAGAGAGTAAAGGGACAAAGTGGTGTCCAGACATCAAAAGATTTGCACTCAAGGCAATCAGTTTGGGATTGAAAGTAAAAATATGTGTGATTGGTAGAGATCAAACTATATTACAAAATCAACAACAAAGAATACGAGAAGAATCCACTATAAGACATTTCTATGATGCCTTGACAGGAATACAGGAAGCATTTCCATGCCCAACATTCCTTAGTT